GGATGCGCTTGTAGGAGACAAAGATTCGGTGGCGTTTACACCCGCTGAAGCCGAAAAAGAACTCGAACAATACATGCGCGACGATGGACCCTACTGGGATCCGCGCCACCCGCAACACGCAAACTATGTGGAGCGTGTACAGTCACTTTACCAACAAATCTACCCCGACGGGGAAGAGGAGTAACGACCGACCAGAGCAGGCCGACAAGCCTCGGCCCGGCCTGCAAAGCAACGTCGTTTTAAAAGTCGTGGATAATCGAAAGACCCACGCAACAGGCCCGTGAAAACGGATAACCGCTCACATTTTTTTAACCCTAGAAGAGAAAGGAAGCAGCTATGAGTGTGCAAGTGACAACAAGTTTTAGTCAACAGTTCAGCACAAATGTGCAGCTTTTGAGCCAACAGAAAGGCTCTTTGCTCCGTAGGGCGGTGAGTGAGGAATCAATAGTCGGAGAGAAAGCATTCTTCGACCAGATTGGTTCGGCTTAGTTTTAGGCCCGGCTTGTCGAAAGACAGGCACGTCAATCCGGTGAATTGCTGGGAACTCTCGTAAGAGACAATCAGCAGCCAAGCTCGAAAGAGAAGGTTCAGAGATCATCGCGAAAGCGAGTAGGTGTTAAGCGGCACCGAAGCGCCGGAGACCGTTACGGTTATAATATGATCCGATCTGTGTGGCGACATGCAGCTGCCGAAAGGCGGACTGAGTTTAGCGAACTCGGTCGAACACAAATGACCGCTCAGAAGCGGACTACACGACATGGTGATACACCGTTAATATTAGCGGCTTGATGCGGCAACGCATCTCGAAAACTGGGTGAACTCAAAGGAAGTCTGGCAACAGATAATTTTGAGCCAAGCCGACAAAAGTCGGAAGGTGCAACGACCATCGCGAAAGCGAGTAGAGCCAAGCGGCTCGAAGCGCCCAGCGTCTCAATGAGACGATGACATGGTCTGATCTGTGTGGTGACATGCAGCAGCGAAAGCGGCACAAGTGTAGCGATCTTGTGCGAACACAATGTAAGCGATACACCTCATTCGAGGCGTATGGTAACGATGGACCACTACGAGTACGCGGACCTTATCGACGATCCTGATAAGGTTCAAATGCTGATCGATCCAACAAGCACCTATGCAAACGCAGCAGCGTTCGCGATTGGGCGTGCGATGGACGATGCCATTATTTCAGCGGCTCTGGGTTCCAGCAGCACTGGCAAAAGTGGTGGCACAAGCACGGCTTTACCAGCAGGTCAAAAGGTTGCAGTGGGTAGTCCCGCAAGTGGCCTAAGTATATCTAAATTGGTAAATGCAAAAAAAATCCTCGACCAAAACTCGGTTGACCCAAGTATCAAAAGATACATTGCGGTACACCCCGAGCAGATCGAGGATCTGCTGAATAGTACTACTGTTACCTCAAGCGATTTCAATACGGTAAATTCTTTGCCTAGTTGATTGGCGACAATCAGCCGAAACCTGCTCAAATTCGGGGAAACCTGTAAAATGGCAATCCCGAGCCAAGCCCTGTCAAGGGAAGGTGTAGAGACTTAACGGGCAGCATCTCATGGAGATGAAGAGAAAGTCCAGCGCACGAACAGCGACAGCTGGCGGCGAAAGCCGAAGTGTGACGGAAGGCGCTTGTTCAAGGTGACATTAACACGTTTTTGGGTTTTGAATTTATAACTTCGACACGCTTGGAGGTCGATAGTTCAAGCCACCGCAAGGTGTTTGCTTGGGCTGAAGACGGCATCAAGCTAGCCGTAGGTAAAGATCTAAAAACTGAAATCGGCACTCGTGCTGACAAGAGCTACAGTACGCAGGTATATGTCTGCGCTTCTTTTGGGGCAACCCGTAAATCCATGCGGCCTAGTGCGGCTACGCACTAGTGAAAAACTCGGTGAACTCAGAGAACCTCTCGGCAGAGACAATTCTGAGCCAAGCCAGCGCAAGCTGGAAGGTGCAACGATCATCCAGAAATGGAGTAGGCATAAAGTTATGTCGAAGCGCCGAGCGTCTTACAAAGACGATGATATGATCTGAACTGGGCGGTGACGTCCAGCAGCGAAAGCGGTCTTGGTGTAACGAACTAAGGCGAACACAAAATGATGGAAGAAGATAAAGTAGTTCAAATACTCTGTTCAGAATAGGAAAGGGGATTAAATAATGGCTAACGTAAATAGCACAGAAGTCACGAATTTTATCGCTGATCCACCTGTGATGAATAGTGCAAGAAACTTTGGCGGCACGATGCGTATTGCGTGCGGAACGGTTGCAGCTGCAAGCGGCGATCTATCCGCTGGCGATACAATCATGTTGTGTCTGTTGCCATCGAATGCTGCAGTTGTTTCGATCAAGATTTTCAATGACGATCTTGACTCAGGCACAACGCACACCATGAACATCGGATTGTATACGGTTGCTGAAGACGGCAGCGTAACAATCAAAGATGTGGATGCGTATGCTAGTGAGACGACTGACTGCCGCGCAGCAGTAGTAACCGGCACCGAAGTAGCTTTCGAGGCGCGGGACATCAACAAGATGGGCCAACGCGTTTGGGAAGATGCTGGCGAAAGTTCAGATCCGGGCGGATTTTTTGCCCTCGGGTTTGAGTCTGAAGCCGCTGGTGACACAGCTGGGGATATCTCGTACTTGGTAACGTACGTGACCGACTAAAGGATATGGGGAGGCTGGCGAACGCGGCCTCCCCTCTCTTTTTTGTGCGTGAAATATTTCGAAACATTATTACACCGGCAGAGGCGCAGAGCCTCGCCGTAGTGCAGCGTCTGGATTTCGATCACCCGATTGTATCGAGACTGGTTGCGCAGATAAAAATAGCTGCGCCGGATGCTGCCATAACCGACAAAAGTTATGCGCGCGTCGAGCAAAACAGTGACGGTCACGACTGGCATGCGGACACAGGCGACAGTGATCATATGCCGTGGTGTGCGTACAGCGGCAGCGTACTGCTCACAAACGATTTCAGCGGCGGAGACTTTGAGTTTTTCTGCGGCACACGATACAGACACTACCTCGATTTGCTTACATACAGCAGCGATCAATGGCATCGGGTAACGCCGCATAGCGACGGCGAACGATACGTTCTTTTAATATTCTTGGGGCGCGAAAATGGCGAGTGAAGTAGACATAATCAACAGCGCAATGAACATGATTGGTGCGAGTAATATTATTGCGCGCGATGAAGATTCCAAAGCCGCGCGTGTATCCAATCAGAGATACGACAGCATTAGAGATGCGGTGTTGAGAGCGCACCCGTGGAACTGCGCCGTCACACGCCGGTCGCTTGCGCCCGATTCCGAATCGCCTGCGTTCGATTGGGACTTTCAGTTCACGTTACCGGCAGACCCCTACTGCCTGCGTGTTTTGAGACTGGATTATCTTGATATCGAGTTCCGCGTCGAGGGTCGCAAGATTGTCAGCAACGAAAGCTCTATCAATCTGATTTACATCGCGCGTGTTACGGACCCAAACGAATACGACACATTGTTGCAGGAATCTATCGCAGCTCGTTTGGCGGCAGACGTAAGTTTCACTTTATCGCAAAGCACTTCGCTGACGCAGAACATGTTCAACCTCTACGAGAGCAAACTGAAAGAAGCACGGTTTGTAGATGCAACAGAAGGCACGCCGGGTGCCGTGCTTGGCGTCGCGGCCAGCGGCGCACTACAAGCAGACTACTTTACGGACGCACGCCTCTAATGGCAAAAGCGACCTACGCCTTTTCTAACTTCACAGCAGGCCGTCTGTCGAAACGTCTCGGCGGTCGGACTGATCTCAGCAAGTACTACAACGGCTGCTCTGAGTTAGAAAACTTCATAGTGCATTCGCACGGCGGTGTATCGCGCCGTCCTGGCACGCGTTTTATCGCGGAGGTAAAATCCAGCAGCGACTCAACAAGGCTGGTAAAGTTTCAATTCAGCATTACACAGTCCTATGTTCTGGAGTTTGGTAACAATTATTTTAGAGTGTACAAGGACGGCGGTCAGATAACGTCTGGGTCTCCGGCAGCGGCCGTTGAGGTCACGACGACGTACACCACTGCCCAGCTGTTTGATTTGAAGTTCGCGCAGTCTGCGGACGTGATGTATGTCGTGCATAACTCGCACCCCGTTCGTAAAATCAGCCGGACGAGCGACACCTCGTGGACTATTGCGGACGTGGATTTCAAGCGCGGTCCTTTTCAAGATACAAACGCCACCACAACCACATTGACGGCAGATGCGCGCACGGGTTCATCAATCACTATAAGCGCAAGCGCCGTAACCGGCATCAACGACGGTGACGGTTTTCAAAGCACGGACGTTGGTCGCCTAGTCAAGCTGCACCACGGTTTTGCAAAAATTACAGCCGTCACAAACACCACAACCGTGACAGCAACGGCGCAAGAAAACGAGGACAACATTGCGGAGCTTGAGCCGGAATACGTCAGCAATACTATATCATTTTCTGAGGGTGATCCCGACGCCACCGGCCTAGAACACAACGACCGAATAGTGGATAGCGACAAGCAGTTCGTTGCGCAGGGCTTCAAGGATGGGATGACGATTACCATTTCCGGCACGACAAGCAATAACAAGGACGTTTTGATTGTAAAGGTTACAGAAGACACGCTTGTCATAAGTCCGAGCGATGATCTCGTAACAGAGGCAGGAGACTCCGGGCATACACTGCAGGGCAAGCTGGTCGCGGACGACAAATTTGCCCTTGGCGCATTTTCCAGCACGACAGGCTTTCCGGCCTGCGTCGCGTTTTATGAAGAGCGGCTGACATTTGCAGCCACAACTGCGCAACCGCAGACGTTGTTCTTTTCGGTCGGCGGCAGCTTTGAGGATTTTTTGTTAGGCGATAAAGACGACAGCGCGCTGATCTATACAATTGGCAGTAATGAAATAAACGTCATACGATATCTGTCA